AGATCCAAGTTAAAAATGTCCGAAACCTTGGATGAGGCTTTTGTTCTTGCGTTGTTTGAAGCCCAAAATGGGCGTTGCGCCATTACCAATCTGCCCATGACATGGGGCGCGGAAGGCTTACACTCCAACAGCGGAGAAAGACGCGGAACCAACATATCCATCGACCGAATAGATAGCAACGTCGGCTACGAACTTAATAACATTCGCCTCGTCTGTGATCGCGTCAACAAAATTAAATCCAGCATGGATGACATCGACCTGTACTTCTGGACAAGCGTCATCTCGGAAAAAATGAAAGAACTTTAATTCTTCCTGCGCAACTTGTTGGCCGCCTCTTCTATTAGCCTCAACCGCCGCTCATAAAACGACATGGACTCTTCACCGACCTCGGACCATTCCTCGTCATCAACATACTGCTCGGCTTCGGCTAATGCGTCTTCCCACTCGTCCCCCGGATCACGGCTCACGGTACAAGCTCCGTAACGCTCATGACCCAGCCCATGGGAATGGCAATCTCAGCATCGCCCTCAACGACGTTCCCCTCTGCATCTGGAATGATGTGCGGGCAAACAATCAAGCGCTCTTCATCCATGTGAATCACTGCGCCACAGGACAGGATCGTCGCTTCACGGATCTGCTTCAGATCCTCCAACGGCCTCCAGCCCTCTTTCGTTCCCCCACACGCATCACGCCACTCCACTAAATAAAGCTTGGTGTTCATATTGTATACGACTCGTGTATGCGATAAAGTATTGTTCTGCCCTTTAGACTACTACATAACTGAGGAAAAAGAATGAAATTTAACCCGCACCTGCGAATTACCCGGAAAGCGGACCGCGTCGAAGCAGCTAAGTCCTTTGAAGACAATGAGATCTTCCGAGAATACGTAATGAATATGCTGGAACAACGCGCCAAAGAATCCCCAGCTTCCGAGGAATTTAAAGTCATGGAGGCGCTGACCTACGCAAACACCGATGAGGACTTCGTCTTTAAGCTGTGCCAGATGGGCTACATCATCTACACCGACTTCCTCATGGACGCCTACGCGGGGTTTGAAAAGAAGCATCTTCACTAATGCGCCATTGCTACGTGTGCAACAAAGCTGGCGTCCCTATCGTAAACGCACTGTGTGAGAGGTGTTCCAATGGAACAAGATATACTTTTAGCAATGTCCCTCATATTCAACGTGGCACTGTGGGCCACGATTCAACAACAGAAACATCAACTGACCGTCTTGAAAGACAACGCCAAAAGGTTCGAGAAATATTAATGAAGAAATGGGGAGACTCATGAAGGACAAAGAAAATGGATCGGTGGAAGTCATGAACAGCACCTTGGTTCTTAGGGACGATGGCCGCGTGGACTGCTATAGCTCCGCTGGCTACCGCATCATCGACCTCGACAGCCTACCCGAGGAAACACAAGTTAAAGTAGTCGGGGCGGCCCTGTTAAAAGCCCATAAAGAAAGGATTAAATTGGAAGAAAGAAAGGACGCGTTAACCCGCGATATAGCCAACCTTGAAAAGGCGTACCATTCCTCTTGATCCTTTGACCCTGATCCGCGGTCCGTGGTCCACAAGCCCCATGTCGCGAGACAGCAGGCACGGACCACGGGCCACGGTCTTAATTTCGCTATCTATATAGTGTTTTCCCAGAGAAATAAAAAAATAAAAAATAAATTAAAAATAGGCGTTACCGGCGTTACCGCGTTACCTTGGCCTACAGGCCGCATAAACACTGGCTTTTCTCGTAACACGTGGGTAACGTGGGTATACACCACTATGTGCAGAGCTTGTTAATCAAGCTTACAGTATTGAGGTTTTTCAGTTTTGAAAAAAATTATTTTTATTTTTCTGGAAAATATATATAGGGAGGGCAAAATTAAGGTATGGTTATGCTGACTTACTCACATACAGAGGCCCTCTATGCCTAAGCAGAAAAGCCGTTATGCCAAGGTGCTGGACACCAAGGCGGCATCCCTTCCTGAAGCCAAGCGCCAGAAGCGCAACCGACCCCCACTGGCCGAAAAGCGCCTGACCCGAAAGCAGGAGCTTTTTGTCCGAGAACTCGTGTCAAAAGATGGACAGATCACCATGCGGGAAGCGGCGATTAACGCGGGCTACCCCGAACGGTCTGCCCATGTCCGAGCCTCTGAATTAACCAACCCTCGGATCAGCCCGCATGTCTGCCGTGCCATACGAGAATACCGGCAGGAGCTTGACCAGAAGTATGGCGTGGAATATCAGCGCCACCTGCGGGATCTTCAAATCATCCGGGATGCAGCGCTAGAGAACGGTGCGTTCTCTGCCGCAGTGCAGGCCGAGTATCGAAGGGGTCAGGCTCAGGGAGACATTTACGTCAACAAGACTGAGATCCGTCACGGTACGATTGAGCAGATGAGCAAGGAAGAAGTCTTGAAAGCTCTGGAAGAACTCAAGCAGGTGTATGCTCCGATCACGCATGACGGGGGGCCGTCCGATGCAGGCAACCGCCAAAAGGCAAAAGAGCGTTTGGCAGATATAGATGGCTGACATTTTGGACACGCCGGTTAAGGCGAAGCGCCCACGCGAAGCCAGCTTTTGGCAGGCCATGAAACAAGCCATGAAAACACATCGCCCCGATTGGAGCGCCACGAGATTGGAGTCTCGTGCGACGCAGGGGGTGCCGGACGTTTTAATTTTGGATAGCGACGGCAATTGGCATCTGGTGGAATTAAAGACAACACAAAATAACTCCGTCAGTATTTCCCCCCATCAGGTAGCGTTTGCCACTAAACACGCTCACGGTAGTTGCTGGATAGCAGTTAAGCACCCCGCTGGCGTATCTCTGTACCGTGGGGATTGTGTGATGGATCTGCGCCTAGACGGATTGGATTCGGAGCCCACAGCTTTTTTCCCCACGCCCGTGGATTGGGCCGCCTTTTTTAAAACACTTGCCGTATAAGCGATGAATCGCATATACTTTGACGATGCAATGAGATTGAAGCACAACGGGAGGAGTCATGAGTGCTGTTTTTGATTGGTTGGTTGGAGAAACGATTGAAAGTGCCGGATTACGAGGAAAAACAAAAAGCGTATTTCCGGTATCCGCAGAACGATCCGTTTCACGGGTTTTTCGACAAACCGAGGAGAGTGAAAATGACGAGAGGTGAAGCTGCTGAACAGCGATATGCTGGATTGAACTACGATCATGCGTTGCCGCAGGGTTGGGTGGACGCCTGCTGTGAAAAGGGCATGGATCCAAGGGGTCATTTTGTTTGGTTGTTTGATGATTATGTTGGACGGCCTGCTCCGATCACAGATGAAGGCGACAGGATTGTCAGCTTGTTGGCGCGTAGCCCATGATTACTCATGCGTTTGATCTGGGCTTTGACATTGAGTGTGGCCTGTCCGATCCCAACGATGTCCCCGCAGAAGTTCTTCGGGCCGCTATCCAGCAATTGCTGGACTCGTTGACTGACGAAGAATTATTGAACGCCTGCGCCATCGTAGACAGCGTTGCGCACTGACCCCGCTCCGGCGGGGTTCCCTTCCTATCGCATATGCGATACTCTCCCCCTGCGGAATCCACCGCATTACTTTGGGAGAGTAATTATGCAAACTGAAAAACTAAAGCGCGTCATCGACTTGCTGAAGTCCTATCACGGGGATCTACAATATTGGCAGGGCTGTGGCCTTGAAAACTGGGTGTCTTGTACGTCAGGCACACCCACCCCGCATTACAAGGCATTGCGCGAGTTAAACGAAGCGGAATGGCAAGAGGCGGAGGCTTTCGTAGAAAACTATGTCGCTGACGTTGGACTAGCAATTGCAGACCTTCAAAATTTAGTGGAGGCGCAGTCATGACAACACTGGAACACGGGCAGGACCCTGCCGCCGTTACCAATCCTGATTACTGGGATTGCGAATGCGCCACTAATTACATCCGGCCAAAAAGCAAGCCGGAATGTTTCATCTGCCGGACCTATGAAGAGGACCAACCGGACAGCCGAGCCGATGAAGTTGCGGCGGCATTGGCTGACGTTGAGTTGTGGCCTGCGGTTGAAACGCGAGACCATTACCAGATCCACGGTTGGGTTTCGATGGACACAAAGATTGATGTGTTGGCGTCATCTGAGCAAGAGGCGATGAAGATTGCCGAGCGTGTTTTTAATGATCGCGTTATCGATATGTATAACGCCAGCATAGGTGCAGGCGAGAGAGTGCATGACAATTGGTATTCACCCGACTGTGATCAAATAGAAATTGTGGACATCCGCGAGTATGACGGGGAGAGCTGTTGGACGCTGGAATCCAGCGAAGAGATGCCGCCCGATTGAAATTTTAAAAAGAGGACTTGCCGCCCCGGCGCAGGTATGCGATAGTTCGGGTGCGGCAATCCGCCGCCTACTTTGGGAGATATACCATGCAACATACGATTGAAAATTCAGACAACACCCTGACCCGCTTGCTTCAACAGGTACAGGATCAGGCCGCTAGATCGCAGGATTTTCTGGCACCGACTAACCAGCTTCAACTGGTGACCGGTGATCGGGGTGACGGTAGCAAGGTCAGCCAGATCATCTTGGAACAGTCTGGCGGGGCACCGACTCAGATTCTCGCCGCCAATGATGTGGCGTTTGACCAAATCAGCCAGCGGGCCGGTATCGACGTTCGGACTGCCCGCCGGTTACAGCAGGATTACTCCACCGAGTTTGATGGATTGATCAATGCCATCTGGCAAAAAGAGCCCGCCGTCAGAATGATCCGTTCGTTCCAACACTCTGACCGAGCAGGCACTGCCCGCGCATTTGTGAGCGACAAATTCAAAACGTTCGATAACGTTCACCTGTTGCAGTCCGCATTGCCCGAACTGTTGGAAAGCGATGCCCAGTGGAAAGTGGTGAACGGGACGGTGACTGAAAAGCGCCTGTACCTGCGGCTCAAGTCTGAAGTGATCACGGGGGAGGGCGCGGCGGTTGGCGACATCATGGCGCTGGGCATTGGTATGTCTAATAGCGAAGTCGGTTGCGGTAGCGTTAACGTGTTCCAAATGTTCTGGACGCTGGCCTGTTTGAACGGAATGCAAACCGAGAAGCGGACCCGCAAATCCCACATCACTGGGGCGCGTGGCGATGCTGACACATGGGGCCTACTGACTGACGAAGCCAAAGATGCGGATAACCATGCGCTGGCGCTTCAGATGCGGGATGTGACAAGGGCCTACGCCAGCCGCGAGGCGTTTGACGAAGTGCTGGAAAAAATGAAAGTTGCTCATGAGGACAAAGTTGAGGGCTCGCCGCAGTCGGCAGTAGAGGCCATGGGCAAGGTGTTGGCGCTCACCAAAAAAGATACCGCCAGTTTGATGGACGGCCTGCTCGCCACCATCGGGCAGGCAGGCTACGCCGGTCAGCCTGTAACCCGCGCCACCATGGTGAACGCGGTGACGGCGGTCGCGCATCAGGCGGACGCGGATAGCGTTGACGATTGGCAGAAACTGGGCGGGCGCGTTCTGGACCTGCCCCGCTCCGATTGGCAACGTGTAGCGATGGCGGCTTGAGATGGCGGCCTATCGCGTTGAAGTGGTTCAGACTAACGTTTTCTACATTGAGGCGGAGAGCCCCGAGCAAGCGCGTCAGGTTGCTACTGAGGATTTTATCTGGGGTGAGGATCAGGATTCGCCCAATTCCTACGGGGTCCACTTCAACATCTTTGAAGATGATGACGATTCCTTTCCTTACCCCCTATGCTGGCGCTCGCAGTAGTCTGTTCCCCAAAGTGCCCCCCGTATGGTTCGCCCTGCGGGGGGTTTTCTTTTTCCGGGGTATGCGATACATTCCCCCCAGTGCGGCAATCCTGCCGCGCACTTTGGGAGAAACTTGTATGCAAATTACAGCAGAAAAGCGCCTCGCTTCTGGGGCGTTACATTCCGATTATTTCAGCACCTTGGACGCGCTCCGAGAGTCGGGCACCATGAATATGTTTGGCGCTCCGCGTTGGCTTCAGGACAATTTTGATCTGAACCGCAACGAAGCGCGGGCGGTGTTTGTATCTTGGACCGAATCGTTTCAAGGGGGTGACGAGTAATGCCGACATTAGATTTAGCTTTTCTTGATTACGAGGTTGCGCCGGAAGAAATTTCGCTTACCGCTTCGGAAGCGAGCGTGATGTTGGAGGCTAATGACATCGATCCCGAAAACCTTCACGTTGAGTGGACCGCGCTGGATCTTTACATCCGCGAAGAATGCGAGCCCAAAATGGACGCGGACAAAATTGCGGAGTTGATTGCGGGCGGCGGCTGGGAACCGAATGAGTTGGATCGGTTTATCGTAAATTGTGTCCGGTGTTTAAAATTGCAGATTATGGGTGAGCAACAAAGGGCGGCGTCCGCGGTGCGGGATCTTAAATTCGGCCCCCCATACGAAACCGCCGAACAGGTGAACGCGGGATAGCCCGAGCCCGATCCGATAGCCCGCCACGTGCGGGCTTTTTTTTGCCCGTGCGGTATGCGATAGTGATCGGGCCGCGATTGGCGGCGATACTTTGGGAGACTATTGTGAAATTACTCGACACGCGGGGATCAAACCCCAAATTGAAAAAAACCGGCGCGGCGGCCCCGTTCCGTTACGCTGGGTTATCGCTCTATCCTGACCCGGTTTTATGCCCGGGATCGAAAGCCGCCGGATGCATGGCAGATTGTTTATCCGAGCAGGGGCGCGGACGGTTTACCAGTGTGCGCAATGCCCGCATGAGTAAGGCGGATTTTCTGCGCGAGGATCGGGCGGGTTTTCTGGATCAATTGCACCGAGAGCTCACTAACTTCACAAAGCTTTGCGAGCGCAATGGCGAGCGGG